ACGAGGTTGTAGTCGGATACGCTCCGTGGGAGTTTACCAAACTACCCCAGCGTAAGATTATAAATCTAAACAGGTGTGATGCCGTTTGGGCAACCTCGACTTTCGTCAAAGATGTTTACCTTGAACAGGGAGTGCAACACGATGTTCAAGTGCTGCCTCATGGGGTGTCTTCAGATTGGGACATTAAAGACAGAGAGTTGTTGGACAACTTCTATTTTTTATTAGACAATGGTGGAGACATCTTCACAGATGTGGTCTACGACACGATTGAGACATTTCTTGATTCAGACCTTCCAGACCATGTTTATCTCATAGTCAAAACAACTAGGAGCTTGAGAGATACCATAGATCATCCGAACGTGATGTATGTTACAGATTTCTTACCATATGACAAATACAGAGAACTCTATTATAAGAGTCATTGCATGTTGTATCCATGTAATGGAGAAGGATTTGGCCTGGTTCCCTTTCATTCTGTCGCTACAGGAATGCCAACAATCACTACGCACCTGACGGGATGCGCTGATTACAGTGAACACACGATATGTTGGCCACATAACTGGGAGGAAGCTACCCCGGTTTTAGATGACGGAACCACTCTGTATGATGAAGATCTAGGTCTCTGGATCGTTCCAGATTACGGCGCTCTACCTGAGATTTTGCATGATACGCTCGAGAACTATGCTGATCTCAAACGGAAGGCGATCCAGTCGGCAAGAATTCTTCGTTCGTCCGCGACATGGGACCAGATGACTGATACCATGATCTCCCTGCTCCAGAAAATCTGAAATTTCTATATTGACCTGCAGGTTTACGATAGCGGAAGAAGACTAGATATGATAAAGTATAACCCTCGCCCGAATTATGGGGGCGATAATTTTTTACCCACAGGAGGGGCAATGTCCGATAGCACTGTTACTGATAATTTGATTGAGTACAAGACAGCGGAACAAGAAAAACGAGTAGAACAAAAAGGCTTTAAGATCAAATATCCGGCAATGTTTAAGGATAGTGGTTTACAAGGGTATAAAATATTTTTAGATAGGTACACTTTGAAGGCTCCGAAAGGAGACCTAGAAGAAGGAGATCTTGTATTGGCTATTACCAATAAAGATCCCAAGTGGCCCCAGAAGGAAGTTGGATACATTTCAGATGTGTTTCCCGAACAAAGGGAGGCTGTGATTTGGCTTGGTGACGGAGAATATCTACCCGTTCATTGGGATTTGATTTCCAAGCCCTTAGAGTTGCATCCAGATGATGTCAAAAAACGTGTGTCCAGGGCTTTAGCCAAAGGCGAGCCTGAGGCTATTCGGGAGAAAGTAATTGAATCGTTTGATAATATTCTTTTCGATTATTTCATTCCAGGCGGTCGAATCTTGGCTGGCGCAGGGCAGAAGGGTTTGACTTTACAGAACTGCTTTGTTCTTCCAGCCCCAGATGATTCGCGTGGTGGCATTATGGATAGTGTTAAGGAAATGGCTGAGACACATTCTAGGGGCGGCGGTGTTGGTCTCAATTTGTCTAGTCTCCGACCGCGCCACTCTAAAGTTATTGGAGTAAATGGAAGCTCGTCTGGAGCAGTGTCTTGGGGTAAGATGTTTAATCTGTCTACCGGCTTGATCGAGCAGGGTGGGTCACGTCGAGGTGCAACAATGCTTATGATGGATGTGTGGCATCCTGACATCATGGAGTTTATTACAGCCAAGCAACAGGCTGGCGAATTTGAAAACTCAAATATGAGTGTTTGCATCACTGACGATTTCATGGCTGCTCTGGCTGCAGATGAAAGTTGGGACTTGATCTTCCCGGACACTACCGATCCTGAATATGATGCTTTTTGGGATGGGGATATTCGGCGTTGGATTGATATTGGAAAAGATATTGTTGTCCACGATACGGTTAAGGCCTCTACGATTTGGGACTCGATCATCACGTCGGCTTGGGCTTCTGCCGAACCTGGTCTGCATTTTATTGACAGATCTAACAAGATGAGTAACTCTTGGTATTTTGCAAGGTTGCAGGCTACTAATCCTTGTGGAGAACAGCCATTAGAGGCTTATGGAGTTTGCACATTGGGTGCTTTGAATTTGGCAAAGTTTGTTGATGAAGATAGAGATGTCTTGTGGAACAAGTTGCGATATGTCATTCGCACCGCAGTTAGGCTTTTAGACAACGTAATTGATGCCAATGAATATCATTTTCCCGAGATTGATGAGAACCATCGTGGGAATAGACGTATAGGTTTAGGCGTTATGGGACTTGCAGAGATGCTTGTCAGAATGGGTCTCAAATATGGAGATGAAGAGGCAGTCGTATTTACAGGTGCCTTGTTTGAAACTCTAGCAGAAGAGGCATACTTGGCCTCTGTTGATCTTGCTAAAGAAAAAGGGGCGTTTCCCCGTTTTGATGCTGAAAAGTATCTACAGTCAGGCTTCATGCGTGGCATGAATGACGAAGTTCGTGCTGCTGTTCATGAGCACGGCATAAGAAATGTTTGTTTGTTAACTGTTGCCCCAACTGGGACGACAGGTACCATGATGGGAACCAGTACTGGCATTGAGCCGTACTTCGATTGGACGTACTCTAGACAAAGCCGTTTAGGGATTCACACTGAGGTTGTTCCTGTCATTAAAGATCTGGGATTAGATTTACAAGACCTTCCGCCGTATTGTGTTACGACGAGAGATCTCGATCCAGAGGATCATGTTAATATTCAGAGCGTAGCGCAGCGATGGGTTGATTCAGCAATCAGCAAGACAACCAACTGTCCATCAGATTACACAGTAGATGAGACTGATCGCTTGTACAGGCTTGCATACGATAAGGGATGCAAGGGGATTACAATATATAGGGATGGGTCTAGGCACGAACAGGTTTTGACTTCCAGTGATGACGTGGAAGCTGAATCGTGTAGAATAGATGACCCTGATTGTCAAACATGCGCTCTATAGGTTATGGACAAATATGTAATACAAGAATATATATGCCACGAAACCGGCGAGTACGACACTATTGAGTTTGAAGAAGGGGTCACCGTACCTCAAAGTTTCCCAGGAGTGTCTGAGATTACTAGATGTTTAGTCAAATTCGAACAAATTGATGAAGAAAATGGCATTTAGTTGTGCAAATGCATCGGAATTGTGATATTATTTAGTCATGGTTGGTAGAAACTATGTAGATCGCGGAGGACTTTTGGTGTCCGACCGCATTTTTGGTGTTTGCGCATGGCGATTGCTCGATGGGAAGTTGCTCATGGACGCAGATCGCAACATTCTCTGCGCAGAAGGCTTTGTTGGCGATTCTGTCGTTGAAAGGCAGGTAGCTGAGGCTGCTGCGTACTGGTCCGACAACGCTGGAGGTAAAGTCCACTGGGTTGAGGGCGCAAGAAAGATCAGTGATGGAGAATTGGATGATCAGGGTGGAAGGTTATTGGATGGGGAGATTCCTGATCCAATGGAAGACTTTTTTGATCCCACCAAAGTGATGCCTGGAGATGGAGGAAGCCGTGACTAAATTTGTTGAAGACGAAGAAGAAGAGATGGTTGAGATTGACGACTTATCCTATGTAGGATTCGATGTTGTCAGCAAGCAGAACGATCATTTTAAAAAAGTTGATATTCACAGTTTGCCAACAAAGGCTAAACGGAGAGCAACGAGATTAATTAAAAAAGCGATTGACACTGAGGGGGCTGAGAGCAAATATGTAGATCCTGAGACAATCGACGGATACGCATTGTTTGATGTCGTTACCCCTCCGTATGATTTAGAAACCTTAGCAGAGTTATATGAACAAAGTGCAATACACTATGCCGCAGTGAATGCAAGAGCCATGAACACGGTTGGTCTTGGATACCGCTTTGACGATAGCGTCAAGGGGAAGAAAAAGCTGGAGCGTTCACAGGGTGCAAAATCTAAATTAGAGAGAGTACGGCAAGATATTGATAGGTCAAAAAGAAAGATGGAAGAACTTTTTGATGCCTTTAATATAGATGAAACATTTATTGAGACTATGATCAAAGTTTGGAATGACTATCTTACTGTTGGCAATGGCTATATAGAGATTAGCAGAACGAATTCCGGTAAGATCGGTTATGTAGGGCACGTCCCGGCGACCCTGGTCAGGGTACGACGCAACAGGGATGGCTTTATTCAACTGGCTAACACTTCTAAGGTTAATGCCGTGTTCTTCAGAAATTTCCAGGATGTAGATACTGAAGATCCTCTTGGTAAGGACGCTAGCCCAAATGAATTGATTCAATTCAAATCATATACCCCGAACAACACGTACTATGGAGTGCCCCCAGCGGTTCCGGCTGCGGCGGCTATCATTGGAGACAAGTTTGCCAAGGAATATAATATTGATTATTTTGAGAATAAGGCAATTCCTCGATATGCTATTATTCTCAAAGGTGCAAAGCTAAGTCAAAAATCTAAAGAACAACTTGTGAACTACTTCCGTCAGGAAGTTAAGGGCAAGCATCATGGAACTTTGATTATTCCTTTGCCTCCTTCTATGGGCAATGATTCTGATGTAAGGTTTGAAAAACTTGAAGCAGGAGTTCAGGATTCCTCATTTGATAAATATCGTAAAGCAAATAGAGATGAGATTCTAGTTGGCAACCGAGTGCCAGCGCCAAAGGTTGGTGTTTATGACAACGCTAACTTAGCCGTGTCACGGGATGCCGATAAGACATTTAAGACCCAGGTTGTTGGACCCGATCAAAAGATTATTGAAAAACGAATCAATAGAATTGTTAAGGAATATACTGACAATGTAGAATTCAAGTTTGAATCCATTGATTTGATTGACGATGATTTACAATCAAGAATCAATGACAGGTATCTCAGAACTGAGGTCATAACCCCCAACGAGGTTAGAGAAACTATGGGAATGACTCAGAGAATTGAGGGCGATGAGGTTTTGCCTTTCCCGTCCAACATCAAGATGAAACAGCTTGAGATGGATGAAGAACAGGCTAAAGAAGAGGCTAAGAGACCAGCAGGTGCGCCTGATGGTAACAATAATGCTGAGTCTGGTTCTCCGCCAAAAGCGGGACCAGACCAACCAGGCGGTCAAGCCCCTACGGCGGTCACTGGAGAAAGGCGAGAACGTGGGGAAGCACAAGATGAATAAAGGAGGACACTATGTCTTATAATGGAATGGAATCTATCGTCTGGTGGGGCACCCCGGACGGATATCAGGACTCTGATGGAGTAATACAGATTACGGCTGCTGGTGGCGATCATATTTCGATAAGTTGTTTATGGGTATGGAATTCACATGCGACGACCATCGCTACAATACAATTTGATGGTGGCTCAACTGACCAGCGCAGAATTGCAATACCACCTGGTGGCGCTACTTATGTGGCCGTACCCGGAAATCACCACAGTTTTGAAGTCAAGACTACTGCCGTTAACTGTCGCGTATTCGCTACAGGTTCTTAACATAACTTGCGTTTTGACGCAATAAATAGTATATTAATACACATAGGAGGCGATTATGCAAGATGATACGTTCCATGTGTCTTTTCCGATTGAGATGATCAAAGCGGAAGAGCGCATTGTAACAGGTGTTGCTACCGCTGACAACATAGATAGTTCTGGCGATATAATCGAGTTTGATGCCTCTGAGAAGGCATTTAAGGCTTGGCGTGGAAATATTAGAGAAATGCACGCTCCAGTTGCTGTAGGTAAGGCAATCGATTATGAGCCTGTTGATTTAGATATTGACGGCTCTTCTCATAGAGGTATGAGACTGTCGGCGTTTGTGTCCAAGGGTGCCCAGAGTACTTGGGAGAAAGTTTTGGATGGAACACTATCGGCGTTTTCAGTCGGTGGAAGAATTTTAGAAAAGAAAATAGATGATACATTAAGTAAACAATTAGGTCGGCCTATTCATCGTATAAGCAAATATGAACTTGGCGAGGTTAGTTTGGTTGATAATCCAGCTAATCCTGCCGCTGTCGTGGAGCTTGTTAAGTCGAATGCGGCTGGAGAACTTTGTTATGTGTTGGGAACTGATGAAGATACAACAGAAAACGATAGTGAATCGAACATTAGTTTGCAAAAAGATACAGATTATGATACCGTTTTACTTGTGGAAGATAAGCTCTTTAATGAAAGTGCTGAAGTTTCTGGCGCTCTCTCCATTCAGGAGAAAGTGTCTTTACTTCGACGTTTCGTAAATTGGCTCCACGTTGATACAGAAGATGAAATTTCTGTATCAGATGACATCGAGAAGTTTGAAATAGAAGCTTCTCCTGACTCAAATCAAGATTCCGAAGGAGATGTAGATATGGATATTGATATTCTTAAGGATGCGCTTGGTGCAGTCGTTGATGAGAAGCTTTCCCTCTTTAAAGAGGAACTGAAGTCTGATACACAGACTTATGTTGATGAAAAGTTGGATTCAGTTGCAAAAAGCGTTGAAGTTGAGGAGGCTGAGGTCGTAGAGGCCGAGGTTGACTCATCTGTTCTTGATGCTGCTATTGCTAAGTTCCGCGAGGAGCTTGATGGTGCAACAGCTACCATTCAGGAGCAGAAGGATGCTCTTTCTGATGCTTCGGCTAAGATCGAGCAGTTAGAGACTGCCGGCGCTATTAAAAAGAGCGTCGAAAGCGACGAAGAAATGGTGGAGGATGAGACTATTGCGAAGACGGCTGGAGAGCCGTCCTTCTGGAGTAACCTCTACCTTCCTCAAGAGCTTATTAAAGCTTTTGGATACGAAAAGTAAAAGGATATAAGGAGGAAGATAATGTCAACTCAGGAAGAAATTCTTGCAAAAGCAAATGAAGTTACTACCAGCGTTGTCGGAAACGCCAGTGGCGGCATATTAAAGCCGGCTCAGGCCAACCGCTTCATTGATTTCGTCGTTGATCAGTCTACCCTCATGCAGTCCTCGCGAGTTGTGCGTATGCGGACCCCGCAGATGGAGATCGATAAGCTCTCCATCGGTACGCGCATCATGGCGAAGGCTACTGAGGCATCTGACACCGGCGCAAACGCTGCTGTTACCTTCACCAAAGTGTCGCTTACTACTGTGAAACTTCGTTTGGATTGGGAGATCAGCACTGAGTCCCTTGAGGACAACATTGCGGGTGATTCTTTAGAGGATCATCTCGCATCAGTGATGGCTCGCCAGACAGCGAACGACCTTGATGACTTGTTCATCAATGGCGATACTACAAGCGGCAATGCTCTACTCAAGAGCCTTGACGGCTTTGTTAAACTTGCGCTAGCGAGTGGTTATGTTTTGGATTGTGAAGGCGGCATGCCGATTTCACGTTCAGTATATGATCGTTCACTCCGTAAAATTCCTAGCAAGTACCTTCAGCGCCGCAATGACCTTCGGTTCATGTGTGGTCCGCAGTTGGTACAGGACACAATCTATCATCTTGGAGACCCGTCCGTTAAGGTTGATGGGAATGTCGCTTCTGGCGGCTCCCCGGTCAACTCTAACATTGGTGGTCGGTACTTCGAGGGTGATGGTGGTCCGAACGGTGGTCCTGGTGATACAGGCCTACGTCCGTTTGGTATTCCGGTTCTTGAGGTTCCCCTCATGCCGGAGTCAGTTGCTGGCGATTACGGTGGTGCAGCGGGCGATCACGCCTATCTGCTCATGACATTCCCGCAGAACCATATTATTGGTATTCAGCGTGAAATTGTTGTGTATCGCGAGTTTAAGCCAAAGAAAGACACGATTGAGTACACTCAGTTTACTCGTGTTGCGTCAAACGTCGAAAACTTCGACGCTTACGTAGTCACCAAGAACGTTAAGCGCCGCGCCGCTTAACAGTAATTGAATAACTGATGAGGGCGAGGGGCAGATGAAAATCTGTCCCTCGTTTTTGTTAGAATGAAGTATTGGTATTATGAAAGGAGGTGTGGTAATATTTAATCATGGCTGATAACAATGTAGTTACTTCCGAGTCCATTGAGGCTGCGGAAGTCGAAGAACCAAAAAAAACAGCAGCTCCGGCAGCGGCGAAAAGCGCCCCGGCTAAGAAAGCTGCTACAAGTAAAGAGATTTTAATAAAAATGGATGGGCCAAGGGGATATGCCTCAGGTGGACACGATTTCACTTTAGAGCATCCCTTTAAGGCAATTCCAGAGAAGGAAGCATTGCATTTGATTGCCACTGGCTCTTTTGTTAGAGCCACGGAATCAGAAGTCAAAGCTTTCTACAAGGAGTAGATATGGTTGAAGAAGGCGTAATAGAAGCACCGGTGGCCGATAAGGCTCCCGCGATTCCAACGACTCCGACTCCTGTGTCTTCAGGTGGAGACGTATTGGTTACATATATTAGAGGTGGTTCATATTCAATTGAGGGGCATCGTTTTAATGACGACAACCCCTCAGATGTGGTATCTGCCAGTCTTGCTAATGTATTGTTATCCACTGGATCGTTTGTTCGGGCTACTGAAGCCGAACGGCAGAATTATAGAAGGAATAAAAAATAGGAGGTTATAATGGCCGCAATTAGTAATTATTTGGAAAACGAGCTTTTGGATCATGTCCTGAAGAATGCAGCATTCACTAGTCCAACGACTGTGTATCTTGCTCTCTACACTTCCAACCCCACAGATGCAGATTCAGGTACAGCCGTTTCGGGTGGATCATATGCCCGTCAGGCTATCACTTTTGGGTCGGTAGCATCCGGTGGCACGATTTCTAACACAGCTGATCTTACGTTTGCAAGCATGCCAGCCGCTACGGTTACGCATGTTGGTATTCACGATCACGCTACTGTTGGGAATCTGTTATTCCACGGTGCGCTTAGTTCGTCTAAGTCAGTGGATGCAGGGGATACATTTAAAATTTCAACAGGCGACTTGGACATTTCGCTCGACTAATCGGGGTATATTATGACCCTAAAGAGACGAGAGTTTGTAGGAGCCGCATCAGAAACGGAACTGTCTGCTGGGATCAACTCATCGGCCACATCCTTTACTGTTACAAGTGGATCGGGGTTCCCAGATGGGAGTTCATATCCTTTTGTGGTGGTATTGGATCGTGGCGCGAGTGATGAGGAGAAAGTTCTTGTCTCGTCTAGATCTGGCGATACTTTCACTGTAGCCGCCAATATTGGTGGTGTCACCAGTGGTCGTGGATTCGATAGTACGTCTGCTGCAGCTCATGATTCTGCCTCTAAGGTCGGACATGTTTTAGATGCAACAACTATGACTGATATCAGTCAAGCTGTATATGATAATGAAGTGCTGTATTGGATGGGGGTAGCTTAGATGGCGCAATTTACTGCTAAAAATATATATAGAGGACAACCTGGTACCTCTATTGGTACTTTGTATACTGTAACAAATACGAATGATTATTATACTATTGTAAAGAATATTATTGTTTGTAATACAACGAATACAACCGCAACATTCGACCTTCATACGGTTGCAACTGGAGGAACTGCGGCTGCAACAAATCAAGTGTTCTCAGACTTCGCTGTTCAAGGAGATGAGACTGTATCAATTGATGTTTCGCTGGTTTTGGCCAAGAACGAAACTGTACAGGCTCTTCAGGTAACATCTGGAGCTTTGACCTTGACTGTTAGCGGAGTGGAGTACACGACGTAATGGCGATTAAACACTTCCCTTCTGCCAAGATTTCCGCATCGACAACGCATTCAGTTAGAACTGAAACTACTGGTGGAGCACCGACTTCAACTATTGCTGACGGGTCTATTGCTGTTGATACAACTAATGACGTATTTTATTACCGCTCGAGTGGGGTGTGGACTCAGGTGTCAACGACACCAACAACAGTCGGAGACACGGCCCCGAGTAGCCCTAGTGCTGGAGATTTGTGGTACGAATCTGACACTGGCAATTTGTTAGTGTACTATGCTGATGCTAATACTTCGCAGTGGGTGGAGGTTGGTCATGCTGCAGATTCCTCTGTTGTGGAATATGCAGCGAATATAGACGGCGGAGTTCCCAGTAGTAATTATACTGGCATTTCTGCTTTTGATGGTGGTGCAGTTTAATGGCTATCGATTTTCCGGCGTCTCCAACAACTAATCAAGAAGTTTCTCAGGGGAATATGACTTGGTTCTGGAATGGAACCTATTGGGAACTTCGATCTAGTACCTCAAAGTTTACTGCAAGTGATGATGCTCCCTCGAGTTATACTGAGGGTGATTTCTGGTATGAGTCTGACACAGGTAAACTTTTTATTCGTTACGATAGCGCCTGGGTTGAGGTAGGCCATTCTTCTGACGGTCAGTCATTTCAGGCTGCCGATACGGCCCCTGGTTCTCCAGCGGCCAATGACATCTGGTATGAGTCGGACACTGGTAAAACATTTATTTATTATGATAGTGTTTGGGTTGAGATTGGGCACGCTAGTGATGGCCAGTCTTTCAAGGTTGGGGACGCTATGCCGGCTGCGAGTGCTAGTACTGCTGGGGATATCTGGTTTGAGTCTGATACTGGCGGTGCTTATATTTATTATAATGATGGCAATAGCTCCCAATGGGTTGAGCTTGGCCATTCTGTAAGTGGAATAAATGTCAATATTGATGGTGGAGTTTCTGGAACCAACTATGGTGGTTTAACTGCCCTTGATGGGGGTGCTTCGTAATGGCAACCAATTTTCCTAATAGCCCGAACGAAGGTGACATACATCAGGTTGCTGATCGTGTGTGGCAGTGGGATGGGGAGAAGTGGAAGGCCACTGGTACTACGTCTAGTTCTGCTGTTGGGGCGGTTGTTGTCTTTGAGGGTGCGACTGCTGATGCTCATGAAACAACTTTAACCGTTGTTGACCCTACTGCTGATAGAACAATTACTTTACCGAATGCAACTGGGACGGTTGCTCTTACTTCTGATTTGACAACTTATGCCCCGCTTGCTTCTCCTGCTCTTACGGGTGGAGCAACTATAACTAGCACAGACACCACCGTTACTAATTATGGACCAACTATAGAATTGTGTCGTGACGGCACTCATGACGATGACTCCCCTCTCGGACGCATCCTGTTCACTGGCGATGATGATGACAGTGCGAAGCAAACGTATGGCCAGATCAACGTTAACATCGAAGAGAAGGGTGACGATGCATTCGGTGATATGGAGTTCTGGATTGGCTATGCCGGTAGTGCCAGGATTCAGCGGAACATGGTCATTGACGACTACTTTACGTCATTCTCTCATGACATAAGGATAGGCGACGGGTCAACTATGACCCAAGGATACGGGGCGCTAGCCAATGAGAGGATTTACACCGGGTTTTGGGCAGAGCTTGGGCATGATGGCAATAATGATCTTACTGCTGACAGGACTTTCTTCTTCCCAGATTCGTCGGGGACGATTGCTCTTGCCGATGATGCAAATAGTATTATTGCTGGGCAGATGTTCTGATGAGGAAACATCATGCCTCGATTTGATGGAAGATTCTTCCCCTC